ATCATAAAAGACGATTGAAATCAGGTCGTATTGCAGCACGTCAGTCGATGGTAACGGCAGGTCTGAAAAAACAAAACCAATGGCATCGGGAGAGTCTACAATCGTCATCGTCTCGGTGTCCCATGTTATGTACGAATAAACGTAGCCAGACGTATCCACTGGTAACTGAAACGGAGGAAGTGCAGGGTCTGGATCCATTCCTTGTGGAACCCTATTTTCAATAAGGCCAAAAGGGATTGCAATAGTGTTGCCTGTGTCTTCACTGAACAGAGAAAAACATGCAAACGGACAAGCTTGTGTCGTCCCTCCATTAGTGCGCGATGGAAATGGGTTCGCAACAAGCGAAACTCCTCCAGGCCCTTGATTAACAGTCCCACCAACAAACGAAATGACGCGAGACGCCCGCACTTGATCCGCGAGCCTGTTGAGCTGTGAGGCCATCAGCCGCATTCCTGCCTTGAAGTCTGGAATGTCCATTATGGGTTCGTGTAGACTTCAGCGTCCCAAACAGACCCAGCAACACTGCCTAAGAACTCTCTGGTAACGCGAAATTTTGTGCCTTCTTGCTGAAACGAAACGCCAGTTAGAAGAAAGTTGCCCGGCCAATCGTTCCCGCCTCCCGGATCAGAAATTTGCCCAATTCCTTCGACAGTTGGAAACTCGTCCTCAATGGTTGAAACTTTTATGACGCAACGCGGTGCAAAATACGTTTGGATATTCTTGCCAATGAACCACGAATAAAGCGTCGAAATCCAAGGGTCTGTGTCCGTCTCAGGATCCCACCCATTGAGTAACGGGTCGTTTGGGTTTTGTTTCCAAAGCGCCCAATCCCTACGCTGTTTTGTCGTTAGGTTTGAAAAATGCGGATGCGATTCAATCGGCTCGGTGGAACAGCTAACGTCGCCGTTATAGACTACAATTGAGGTATCATCGTAGTACTCTTCTTTGATGGTAAAAACGCCGTCCGCATGGCTCTTCGAGTACGCCCGACACTCAGCCGCAGGGGTCTCGTCTGAAAACGATTTAAGCGTCACTGTTCGAGTGACAAGCCCGCTTGGGTCTCTGGCGATTTCTACAGATTCTTCGGTTGCCATAAAATTATGCTAAAACGTAGCCGTATTCGCTTGCGGCATTGGTTGCATTATTTGCTCCAGCCATCTGCGCCATATAGCCTCTAATATCGCTCAACAGCGTGTTTGTTTGGCGCTGTGCATCTACGACTTGAGAGCCTGAGCCGTAGCCGGCTCCACCAGCAGCTCCGCCGGACAATGCGAGAGATGCCATCGCAATCTGCGGAATTTTAGCTTGTGACGTTGTCAGTCCTTCAAAGCCGCCAGTCGGCATTCCAGACTTTCCAGCAGGGTTTGCTTCGCGTGTGGCTTCCGCCACTGCTCGTGTCTGCGTTAAAAGTTGATCTGTTTTTGCCGCAAGCTCTGAGCCAAAAGCAGCAGTGTCCACCACACGATTGTTGCCAGCGTACTCCACAGCCTGCACGATGTTAGCGCCTATCTCGCCCGCTCTTGCCTCTCGCATTTGCTGGCCTGCTGCAACATTCGCTTCGCCTCGTGCCGTGTACCCTTCGCCCATTTTGTCTAGGCCAGTAGCAACTGCGTCGGCTGTTGATTTCAAGCTCTTGCCGACTCCGGGAATCTTTGCCAGCAAATCTCCAATCATCCGCACCATGCTCGAAGCCGCATCTGTTAAAAGCGCTCCGAATTGTTGAGCAATTCCAAAGAGCGCCAGTCCGACGCCCGCCCAATATGTCGGAGAAACAATCAGCGCAAAGCCCTCCCAAAGTGTTGCCACCACAGCCGTCAAAGCTTTATCCATTAGATCATAAAGCCCGTTCACAGCAACGCCAAACCCATAAAGCAAAGACAGGCTCACAAGTTCCCCAAGTTCCCCAGTGTTGAATGCGTTTAGCAACACAGCGACGGCTTCTCCAATCTGCACGCCAATTTGTGACAGGTCGAGTTTGTTAAACTCCTCCACAGCCCGCAAAAGTTCTGGAGCAATCGCCGAAGCCATTCCAACGAAGAACCCCTGCAATTTAATCGCCGCAGTTCCGAGCGTGTCTGTGACTTTATCAAACACCCCAGCATTTTCCGCCATGATCTTTCCTTGCTGGCCTAACGCTTCCGCCGCTGAATCAAGCCCGCCACTAGCAAAAAGCGCGAGCATCTTCCCACCGCTTTTTCCGAAAAGCTCCATCGCCACCGCTGCCTTCTGCGTTGGGTTCTCAATCTTTGAAATCGCATCGCCAACCGCAGCAAGTTGCCCCTCTGCATCCATTGTGCCCAATTCTTGAGCGGATAGTCCAAGCTCCTGCAAAGCCGCAGCCGCAGGCCCAGAGCCGCTTGCCGCTCCGACGATTGCTTTTTGCAGTTTGTTAATCACTGGCTGCAAATCATCGGCAGACATTCCAGCCTGCTCGAATGCAATCTTTAGCTGCATCAGTTTCTCGATTCCAACTCCAGTCTGCTCGCTTAAATCAACAAGCGCTCCACCTTCGCTCATGGCCTTCCACATCCCCATCGCTGCACCCCCGACAACAGCCCCAGCAGCCCCAACAGCAGCCGCAACAGCGCCGAACGCTATAGACACCTTGCCAAAGCCTCCAGCGCTCGATGTGGAGAACTCTTTTAACTTCGAGCCCGCTTGATTGAGCTTGCCGGTGAAATCGCTAATGTTGAGGCCTAAGGCTGCCGTAATCATACGTCTAAAAGGTCGTCGTCAACGTCGTTAGCTGTTAGCTTTTGCAAGAGTGTAATTTGATCCTCCAGCCGATCCTCTGCTGGAACCGTCCATGCTCCATTCCCCCAGAGAATGGCGTGTTGGTATTCGAGAGCGCGAACAAGCGGAAGTTCCCATAGAATAAAAGATTCAGACCATCCGGTGTCTTTTGCCAAGCTGAAGACCATCGAGGGTGCCCAACTTGGCGCTATTAGTTTGGGGGCGGATTGTCTTTCGAGTTAGATGAGCTTGGCTTTTGAATCACCTCGACAGATGCCTTTTGCACCATGCCGGAAATCCGCATCACTTCAGCGACCAGAGCTTCGACACCTTCGAGCGTAATGTCCCAGGCGAAGAGCGAAATCTTTTTTTCTGCCGTACCGTCTGCGATCGACTCAACAACTTCGCGCCTATCCGCAGACTGAATCCATCCGAGCGCAACGACTTGCCTGTTGGCCTCGTCTTGAGTGAGCGATTTTACGGCCTCGGGATCTGTGAAAAGCGATAGCCCAAGCGCTTTGCAGGCCTGCATTGTTCCAATCGTGAAGGGGCGCAACCTTAAACCGCACACGTCTTTTTCAACCTCGAAAGTGCTGTTGCTCATAATTCGGAGAGGATCCGTTTCTTTCGGTCTTCTGGGCAATCTGCCGGAATATACGCAAGGCGATTACCGCGCCTAATGAGCGCCGCTGGCTTTTGTTCTCGCAGCCATGCGCGGATGATTCGCGAGTTTTTCAAGAGGAGTTTCATGTACGCAATCGGATGATCCGCATTCGCAAAAATCCACTCATCACTAAGCCACCGCCGCCGAAACTCCTCGAAATCAACCCCAGAATCAAAGCCCACAAAATCGACTTTTGAATCGCCGTCGAAAGAATAAGTGACAGTCCGCTTTGGGCCATCTTGCGTTTGCTCGACGGCGTCCTCAAATGACTTTGCTGCCTGCTTTCCTCCCGAAGTCACCCAAGCAATCATCAAGTCCGTGTTAGGACTTTGGAGAGGAGGGAGGTTGTCCCTCACGTAGCTAATTTTTTGACCAACTTTTAGTGCCATAGTAAAGAGAAGTTTCAGCTTCCGTCAGGTCGCCGACGGGTATGCCTCGCCGGAGTATTCAAACGACTCCCAATCCTCATTCGAGCGCGAAAGCTTCACCGAGGTAATAATCACTTTTCCAGCTACGTTTGAAGGTGCGCCAGATGATCCGCCTAAAGTAACGGTCGGAACGCCCTTGCCTTTGACGCTGAAAGTGTACATCGCCGAAATCGACTGAGCCGCAGAAAAAGCGCCCTCGGTGTCGATGAGCACCTTCACATCAGCTTTCATGTCTACATCAACGGTCTCGTAAATCGAACCGCCAGCAGCGAGGAGAGAGATTCCAAAAGAAGCAGACATGACGTTTATTCGTAAGAAATTGAAGTTACCTCGGAAGTTGGGAAGTCTTCGTTTGACTCGGAAACTTTCGACGACGTAACAACTTTGGTGGATGAAATCGCTCCGAGGTAAACGCTCACGAGGTCAGTCTCGCCCTTGCTTTTTACGGTTGTTGTGATCGTCACCAGCTTCTTTTTTTGCGCTGCCACGATCGTCCCCGTGGTGTCCTTTAGTGTTGCAACGTCGATGGAGCTGTCTTGTGAGGCTTCCTGAGCGTAGCCTGCGGGGGCCGTTAGGCCATAAGTGGATGGGACGCCGAAGGTGGGCATGATCTTTGTGAGAGTGTCAACCGAGCTTTTTCTGGAGGTCTTTTTCTGCCTTCCATTTTAGCCATCTTTGCATCGCCTCAGCTTGCCGGAAAATAGACACTTTCAGCCGCGCCTCTGAATACTCTGACGCCGGATGCTGAGTCGGATTGATCGCTTCAAATTCCATTTGGTCCAAATTTTCAGTCACTGAGATTGAGCCTTTCAGCCCAGTGTGCCGCGCAATCCACTGCGGAGGCCGCAGCCCAAACCTAGCCGCAGCAGCGCCCCAACCGCTAGGCGTCCATCCTTGGCGTGCCAAGAGGTTGTTTTTTACGTAGTCGAAGACGCTTTTTGTGACACGTCGATGGAGTTTGGTTTTCATGCGCTTGCGTTTGTTGCGCATTTGCAAATAAAAACTCAAATACCCTGCTGCGTCATCGCTGCCTTTTTTTGTTTGCTTAAAAGCGTTTTTTAGGTCTGCCAAAATGTTGATTTTTCCAGCCTTTCGCCCCTTTCCGAAATCAATCACAATTCCTCGGCTACGTTGTCCTGGCTTTGGATATTTGACAGCCTCATCCATTGGAGGCGTCAACGCGTACATGTTCCGCACCACGCCCTTAAACTGCTCAACGATTAGCAGCTTTTTGTCTTTTCGCTGCGCCCTAATGAAGTGTCCAAGCATCCTCGTGAAAAGCTCCTGAGCCTCGCGCATATCGAGGTGCACCCACTGGTTATTGGTTGGAGAGTTTGCCATCAGCCAATCTTCTCAAATCCAACTGTGTAGCTTAGCGACGTCACCCAGTGCCGATCAGTTGGGCGATTCTCGAAATCCTTCGCCACAATTCCAGACAGCTTTACGACGTCGGCCTCAACAACGATTGATCTCATAAACGCATCCACCGACTCAACGCGGGCTGCGTGCGCTTCTTTCGTTGTGTCGTCTGCCGAGCTTTCGCACATCACAGACAATTCGCCAAGCTGAAGCGGTGAGCCCACAACCGCCGAGCTGCGTATCTCCAGAAGAATCGCCGGAAGCACGATTGTCGTGATGTCTAGCGGGCTGCCAACGTAGCATTCGGGGAACTCCGCTTTAAGTTGGCTAACGATTTCAGAGGTGAGCGTTAAGTCGATCATGTCGCAAGGTCATTCAGTGTCAGCGTGTACGCAATCGAATCGGCGGTCATAGAAATGACTCGCAGTTCAACTCCGCGCACTGTCATTTTTTGGCCGAGAGTCGGAATGGGAAACCCGTTTTTCCGCACGTAAATGCTCACTGCGTGCCCGTCTCGGAATCCGCCGCTCTCTCCATCCGCCGAGATGTCTGCGGCGTTTATGATGCCCTTATACGTTACGCCGTTCCACACAAACGGTTCGCCCATGAAATTGATCGAGCGTGAAAAGGCGGTGTTTGCAGTCTGGAAAAAGTCTTGAGCCATAAAAGCAAAAAGCCCGCCGCCGAGAGAGTGCGGCGACGGGCCTTGAGGTGCGGGGCGAGGAAACTAGTCTGTATTTACGACGCGGATCCCGAATTCGGTGCGCCCGATGCTGGTCCCAAACAATACTCCGAGGGAGTAGTTCAGCTGACCAGTTGCGGGAGCGTACCAGCGGCGCATCTGCACCGGCAAGTTCAGCCCGGGGATTACGAAGTCTTCCACTTCAACGCCGACTTGAGTTGCGCCAGTAGCGTCAACGCTACGGGCCGCCATTATGAGCGCGGATTTATGGAACGCAAACGCTTGCAGGTTCTGTTCGTTATCGAGTGCGCGGTCGCTCTCGTAAACGTCAAATTTTGCAACGCGAGGAACGGTTCCATCTGCCTTCTGAGCGATAAATCCGGGGAACTCAGCGGTATTCAGCGTCTTGAGGATTGAGCCGAAATAGGTTGGGTTCGTGATGATCCCTCGGCCTTCAGAAGGCGCTCCGGCGTTTGTCAGCGCAGCACTCAAATCAATAAGCGTGTTGCGATTGAACTGCGTTGGAGTTTGGTCGATCGGAGTTGCTGTGAAGTTAGCGGACACCACGTTTTCCCAGAGCTGCTCGAACACGTACCGACCCAGAGCCGTTGCGGCTGGCTGGATAAACAGGTCGTTGAGCATGATGGAGGACTTTGAGCGCTCCAAATCGTTGAAGCCCCAGACAAATCCGTAGAACTGATCGAGATTAACAGTGCGGGCCGTCGTGGTCACTCCGGTTGCAGTGTAGCCGCTCGAAAGATCTTGAGCTGTTGGATTGGAAGGAAAGCGAGTCGTTACAGACTCACCGCGTGCGGAGATGTCGGCAGAGAAGTCTGTGCTGACAGAGGCTAATGGACTGAAAACGGAGGCTAGCGCGGGCAATGATTCCATTGCGACCTCCGCCAGATTTACTCCACTAATTGTGTTCGGCATAAGTTTTTGATTTTGTTATATTTAACTGCGGAGGATCTCGCGATTGGATTGGTAGAACGCTGCGCGTTCATAAACCGAGAGAGATTTGTATTGAGCCCAAAGCTCGTCCTTAGACTTGGATTTTTCTTGAGGCTCTGGAGCGACTGCAACAGGAGCAACGCCAACGGAAGCGATTGCCTCAGTCACGCGGATCTCTTGGACGCGGGCCGCTTGTTCAGCGGCTTGCAACGCTTCGGAAAGTTTCAAGTTATTGGCAACGAGGTCGGCAAGCTGCGCTTCCATCTGCGCTGCGCGTTCGATCAACGCGCTTGCTGCCACCAAGTCTGCCTCTAGTGTGACGATGCGCTCATTAGCCGTAGATACGGCCTCTAAAGCGCTCGTGAGGGTCATGGGTGAATCCATGCCTTGCGTCCGCGTGTCAACTAATCCACAAAAAAAGAGAGCCGCAGTTTTTACGCTGCGGCCCTCTCGTCCGATGAAACAACTATGTTACCTAACTAACGTGACTAATTTATTATAAGCGCTTTCCTCTGTCAAGATGCCGTCGATCAAATTCATGCTCAATGCACGAGGAGCCATAAACGCTTGCCCACGCATTGCGTCATCTGGCACGCGGCGATTGCGCAGTACATTCGCCTTGAACTGCTCAAACGCATCTTGAACGTACTGCTGAAGCCAAGCCCGTTGTGCTGCGGTGCCGATAGACGGCCCCATCATCGCGCCTTTCAAGTCTCCCTCAGCATTCGTGACTGGATCGAACTTCATGCCTTCCATTTCCCACGCGCCAGTCTCATCCACAAAAGGAACAATCGTTCCGATGCTCCCGACCGTGGCCGATTGCGAGGCGAAAATGTAGTCGCAACTCGCGGCGATGTTGTACGCCGCAGAGCACGCCATTTCATCTGTCCAAGCGACCATCGGAATCTTGCCACGTAGCGATTGGATCAAATCCGCAATCTCGGAATTTCCAGTGCATTGCCCGCCGGGTGAGTCTATGTCAAAAAAGATGCCGCGAACCTTAGCTTCAATCGCTGCTTCGATTTCGTCCTCGATGTCGTCGTAGTCAGTAGCTCCACAGCATTTCTCAATCTTTGAAAGCCCCTTTCCAAGCGTTCCGCAGATTTCGATGGTGGCAATCCCATTGCCGTCGATGCTCATCGCCTCGCGAGGATTCATCATCATGGCCATCATGCCATCGCCTTCGCCGTCGTCTTCTCCGTAGCCGTTCATTCGCACAAGCTTCGATTCAAATACCGACTTCACTGCGCGGTATCCGCTCGGAGTGATGAACCAGGGCTCCGCGTAGATCTTTTGGTAAATGCGTGCAAGTCTCATTTTAAGGGCGCTTGGGGTTGGTCTGGCGGATTGCCGTTTGGTGTGAGGATTCGGAATGAAGACTCTGGAAGTCCGCTGCGTTGCATCCGTTCACGAATCTGAAGCTCCTCCTGCTCTCGCTCGTTAAGCATTTGTTCCACGGTGCGCCCAGACTCCGCAAGGATGTCCGTAAGCGTCCGCATCCCAAGTTTATACGCCTCGCGAGCGTCTGCGTTGGCGTAGCCAGAGTCTACGGTGATCGTTGGAGGGTATAAAAACTCCCATTTAAGCGAACCACCTAAATCACTCCCCGGGTACGGTTCGATGAGCCCAAGTTTGATCGCCTTGGAAACCGCGTAGCCGATTCGACGCCGCGCAACGCCGCGCAAAAGCTGCTGGCGATCCGCAACGCTGCGATTCACCTTTGAGACAACCTGCCGCACTGCCGCGCCGCCAAGCTTCGTGGGATCCCAGAAAAACTCGTAAGGCATCCCGCATCCGTGAAGCGCGTTACGCATCAGCCTATCCATCAGTCTTTCTTGTGCATCGGTCGGTTGCACTTGTTCGAGCTGCTCCATTTTCGCACCAGAGTTTGCTCGGAAATAGCGTACGGAGCCTCCGTATAGTTCCTCCCCGACAAGTTGCGTTGGCGTGCGAGGCGCTTCCACGTTCATAAGCTGGAATGCCGGGTCATTTGGGTCTGCCATTCCCATTTCGTTATGTTCAATCAGCCCAATCGACGCGCAGAGTTTTGACGCTTCGCGCATGTAGCCTTGGACAGTCGTCAAGTCGCGAATGTCTAAAAGCGCCGGCGTGATCGCCGGAAAGCCACGCACTTGATCAGGGCTCCTAGGCTCAAAAAGGAAATCAACGCTCCGAGCAGATATTTGACGATCCAACTTTTTGTCTGCTTGGTCTTCTCCATAAACGTTAAATGCAACGGGCCGACCATTTGACAGAATCACTCCGTTGTAGCATTTAAGGCCCTTGTAAGGCCCTTCCATCAGCGGCGAGCCGTTGTCGCGGCTTCCAACTGTATGCCAAGGCAGCGCCTGAAACTGCGGATAGCCAGACTCCGCCTCAGTATAAACGGTAAACGTGTCTCCATCGCGGTCGATTGAAACGCTGTCGAGATACAATCCAGTCACAAAATCCATCCCGTTAGTATAAGCGACTGGATAAAACTGGTTTACAAGCCACTCCTCAACCTTGTCACCCCACTCACGCACGCGCTTGTCTCCATTGCCTCCGACATGCCGAGGCTGCCACGATTTTCCGACCGTATACATCGCCTTCTCTTCGATGGCTCCTGCGATGGGCCCGAAATTCCAATAGACCTTGTTTGACGCGGAAACAATCCGCTGCCACTCACCCACGCCAACCTCTTTTGTGATCGGGCCCGTGTGGACGTGCCAATACGGGCGCAGTCCGCTCCAGCCTGACTGAATCAGCCTTTGCGACTGGATACTTCCAAGCATCCCCTGCACTTTTGGCTTCTTAAAAACTGAGATGAGCTTTGAAAGCATAGCTAATTGAAGAGTGCCACCGTACGAGTGATGGGGCGCTGAAAGCCACGCACCTTTGCGTCAATCGCCATCTGCGCAAGTGTCAGAACCTCGGTCGGAGAAAGTTTGGTATTTGCAAAATCGAGTTGAAATGAAGAACCATTGACCGAGCTGGAAATGATGACACCATCTGTGTTTGAGACGATCTCGAACGCGCCGTCGACCATTGCGCGGAGCCGCCCAAGATCGCACTGCATGAAGACACGGAGCAGTTGAGGGAATGGCAGGCTCATAACTTATCGGCAGGGGTGTCAACCCCTACCACCTGCGGCTCGTCTCTGAGCACTCGCATCATAGTAGCGACTGCAACCTGCATCGCCTCACAGTCCCAAAGGTGGTTCTGCCGACTCCCGATCCGCACCCAACGCATTTTCATCCGCTTCGTTTCCTTGTCGAGAACCTCTCGCTTAACTTCCGAGTTGAGATGATCGAGGTAGTCTTTCGACACGTCCGACGGAAACTCCCAGTGCGGGCTACCTTGTGATCGTAGCTTCACAAGCGCGTCTTTCATCGGCTCATTCGACCAATAAATATACGACGCCGTGCCACCACTTGGAGCCGCTGCTGTCTTAATAGGCGAAAAGAATTTCTTCACGTTTCCACGCGGCCCAATATGCGTGAATCCATCGCGCCCGCTGCCATGGAGCGCCGTCAGCTTAAATCGCGCAGCCCAGTCGTAGACTTGCCCAGTGGCGTACTGCGCGTCAATGAAAGTGAGTTTTTCTCGGACGTTGAGACGCTTGCCGATGTCCACGATCGTTTCAATCGTTAGCACTTTCCCTTCCCAAATTAACCGCGAGGAACCATCTGCACGCCACGCACGCACTAGAGCCCAGAAGTGATCGCGCTGCGTGTCCACGGTCATAAATCGCAGCACCTCGGAGTCGATGGATTCTCCGTTTGCGTAGTCCACGCGCGAATAATCTGCAGCGACAAGCGCAACCTCGGGAGCGTCGATTATCGCCTTCCACATCTGCGCCCCGCGCTTCTGGGTAAACTGTTTCAACTCGTTAAACTCGCCTTTGCGCTTTGCTTCGTTGGCGATGATCCACTCCCGCACAAGGTCAGCCCAGTCGATCCACCAAATCGCCCATGCCGGATAGTGGAAAGTGACGTTGCCTCGAATGGTGTTGCCTTCCTCGACTCGGTACGCCGACGCGGTACACATCGCCCGCCGAGCTGCTGTGGTGTTTGGAGTAACGTGCCCACAGTTGCCGCAAACGTGTCGCACCGAGTCGCCGAGTTCTTTCCATTTCCACTTCCCCTCCTCGGTCTTCGTCTCGTCGTAGTGGATCTCGTTCCAAGACCACTCCCTCTGCGTTTTGCAGCCCGCGCAAGTGTAGCACCACTCATGCTTCTCGCCGCTCACGGCCTCTTTATCGAAATCACTGCCTTCATCAGCTCCTTGGGAGACGAGAATTGTCTTTCGGTTCCATCTGTCATGATGGCGCTTTTTTAACTCCCCAACCATCCCCTCCTTCCATTGCCACACTTCGTCCCCATAGCAGTACCGCATCGACTTCTCCTGCAAAGAACTCATGTTTGCGCCAGAGATAAAGAGCGGCATATGGGGGAAGAGAATCGACGTCTTCCGCTTCTGGTGCCGATCCGCCGGAAACAACCGCGCCACTGGCTCGCAAGAGTCCAGCACTGGAATCAGCCTGCTCTCTGCCCACTCTTTTGAAGTTTCGTCATTCTGCCCTACCAGCAACATCGGCCCCGGTTGTCTCGCCACGATAAACGGTATAAGCACCTCCAACAGCGTCGTCTTCGCACCTCCAGTCGGAGCGCATACGACAATCTGCCGAACTGAGTCATCCTGCACAGCCCGAAGAATATCATTCAGCCATGGAGCCACATCGGGATCAAACTCCGTCGAACGAGCAGAGTGCGGGAGTCGGACGTTCTCAGAAATCCACTCCACCACGCCGCTCTTATCTGGCGCCAAAACGCTTGCCAGCAATCCATCGAGCACTGGACACCTATTCTCCACCGACATCCTCCCAAGCTTTCGTCAGCGCCTCTCTGAATCGGTCAATCACAATCGAGTGCCGTGCCTCTAGCCTGTCCCGCACCTGCGACTCGGTACCGCCAGCGAGTTGTCCGGGCATATCGTTTGCCATCGCCTGCAACTGTGCAACAAGGATGCCGCCTGCCATAATAACGCGGTCGCGTACTGCATCCCGGGGGATTAAGTCGCCTCTAGCGCGAGAGTTTGCGATTTCAAGCTTTTCAACTTCGAGGAGTGTCTTGCGAAGTTTGGCTTCCTGAATTGTCTTGCCAGCTTTATCAACTTTTTGTTCTCGCCATTCGTTTATCGCTGCCCAGGAATCCGTCGGACAGCCTGCCTTTACCCACTTAGCAACGGCTGGCTGACTCACGTTATAGCGCTCAGCAATCTCTACTTGTGTGATAGACATTGCCTATTGATAACCTGAGATTTTTGAAATGCTCATACTTTTTTGGCACCCCGGCTCAACATTC